AAGGTTCGTTGGTTCGTGTTCTTTGACAATGTGAAACGCCCCGTGACTTTGTGGCCACACACGCGCCTTTAAACATGAGGCTCGTAAATGACCGCCAAAGTTCTACAACGCATACGTGCAATTCGTCAGCGTGGCAACTACAACTTGTGGGAGTTGCCGGATTACAGCATGCCCGTTATACGTGCATTTCACGATAATGCACCAACCCGCACCGCTGAGCAACGCCGCGAAGATGCAACCGCAAATATCCAAATGCGCATCTTGCAACGCCTGGTTAACTATGCAAACCGTGATCCCTGGATCACCAGGCACATTGAAACAAGTGTTGCCGATTGGCAACAGCTGGTCGAAACGATAAATGTAGCCGAATAATTACAACCGAAGGTTGTGTGTGTGGCTTCATGGTCACGGGGCACAAAAAAGGGAACGTACTAACATGAACGATGTCATTACACACGCTAACGTTGAGGTCGCCCAGGCTGATGCAACCGCTCCTGTCGTGTTGCCGCAAGGCAATGCGCAAGGCAATGCGCAAGGCAATGTCGTGTTGCCGAAAGGCAACAAGAAAATGGCACAACCGAAGGCTGCAACTTTGCGCCATCCTTTGGCGGACGGCGACGTTGCAAAAAGATCCTTCTTGTTGCTTGATGACAACAAGGTCAGGGCTGAATACACATTCCGAACCGACACCAACTCTACTGATCGTTACCCTATCGCCACGGTGTTTGATTTCGGCAACTGTAGCCGGGAGGACATACTTTTCCTCGCCAGCTCATCTGTTCGCATTACTATCCAGGGCAAGTTGCGCTCTATGGGCAACAGTGCCTTTGATGCCACAGTTTTTGCCAAGGTGGATGTGAAACGAGATGTAGTAGATGCACAAAAGTCACAAGTGGACGAGACCATACGCGGTATTCGCGCACTTGCACGTGCAGCTGGCATCTCGGAGGCGCGGGCTCGTGAAATCATCGAAACCGAGGCGGCCAAAACGCAGCGTAAATGACCCAATGTGGCCTGGTGGCAACACCAGGCCATTTTTTTGTGTGAAATCAATGGCTTATGCGCCACGGTGTGTCCGCCCTGCCACAACATATCTGCCACAATGTGTCTCCATTGTTACTAGTGGCCCATTGGCCACTGTGTGGTTGCCGTTAGGCAACGTGACATAGTGTCGTTCGTGTCACAGTGTTGCACCGAAGGCGCTGTGTGTCCGCAAGGCCACAAGTGCAGCGTGGCACTAAGGCCACAGGGGGGTGGCACCCCGGCCACACATGAAGGTCTAGCCATGGAACTGAGCGCGCGTCACAAGACACCTTAGTTTAACACACAAATACACAAACCCGTCCTCTTGCGTCACCCACTCGTTGTCACCCACTCGTCACTCCTTATACCACCACTCCAGCAGCTGCCTCCTAAACGCCTCAAGGTAGCCCAGCTGCGCCGGCACGCTGTCGAAGCCGCCCTGGTACCACGGCAGGCGGACGCGCGGCGGCGCGGCGCCCTGGGGCGGCATCTCGACAACCATCATTATTTGGACGCTTATCAGTGTACCCGCCTGCCCCTCGACCAGCTGGCCGTTCTGTGTGTCCAACAGCGCCGCCTCAAGCGCCTGGACGGGTGTCCATTTGTCCATGGACTTGAGGCGTTCGCGTTCGATCTCGCTCATCATAGTTATGCGTTCCTCAAGGTGCACCCGCCGTAGGCGGGATTTAAACCCGTAGGCGGGCCTTAAACCGCGGCGCGTCATTGTGCAGCTAATGTGTCCAAAATTTGGACACCTCCTGGCGCCGCCCGGCGCCCTAGACCTCGGCGGCCTGGAAGTGCATCGCGTCCGGCTTGCGCCACAAGCCGCCCCATACGAAGCCCTCAGCCCGAAACATGTCCACGACGGCCATTGGCATCATGCCAAGGTGCTCAACGTACCTGCGCCCGAACCGGTTAACCTCCGGGTTAAGATCGATCGCACATCCCCAGCTATGCACGCTCAGCTCATGGCTGCCGGTCCTCAACCGGAACGCATTAGCGCCGCCCCACAAGTGCAATCCGTATGTCTGTATGTCCACCAGATCATACCGCCTACTGATCTCGCCGAGCACGCGTCTCAGGGCGGGCGCAGCCCTTTTGTGGAACATAAACCGCTTCAGCGGCGTGTCCGGGTCCCACGCCAACACCATCTGGAACGTCGGGACGACCAGCTCCAGGTTTGCGTCCTCCCACGCCCTGTCAGCGCGTCCGTCGCCGTTCGCATCCGGGTTGCCATAGAACGCGTTCATTGACACCCGGTCCTGCATTGGCCATCCACTCGCCGTAGGCGGGCGATCCAGCGGCGGGCGATCCAGCGTAGGCGGGCGACCCGCCGTCATGACACTCCCCCGCGTAAGCGGGTCCCCAGCAGGTCCCCAGCGCGGCCTTGTGGGCCGGTCATGTCTGGTCCTCCACCTTGGCGAGCAGCGCCTCGACGCCGTCGCGGTGGCGTTTTGTCTCAATGGCCGCGCGGACGCATGCGTCCTTGGCCTCAAGCAGACGTTGAAGGGCCACATCTAGCTGGATGCCCGGCATCAAATCGCTAACCATACCATGTGCCAGCGTTCCGAAGCTGCGGCTGACGGCCGCCAGATGCTCCGGCAGGTGCGCATACGCAAAGTGCTGCAGTATGGGATGGCTCATTCGATCGGCCCCCGCGTAAGCGGGGCACCATCGTGCGGAGGCTCGGGAATGACGGTATAGCCCTGGGCCAGCTGTGCCTCTGCAGCGGCCGTGCGAGCGGCCTGCCCGACCTGATATGGCATCCACTCGACGAACGCGCCGGCTACCGGCCGGAGATCGCCCGACTGAACCAGCGTCACGTTATTGACTGGGTATGTCAAGGCGCGCGGTGGAAACACATGTACATCAACCAGCGTGTCATCGTACACCTTAGCGATGATCGCCGGCCACGGCTGGGCGCCGGGCGTCGGGCGCTCCGTCCAGAACAAAACGATCCGTCCAACTGTCGGTTTAATCATGCTGCGTCCTCCGACTTGGGGAGTTCCTCAAACGTAAGCGATCGTGTCGCCGTCAGATAGAACGTCTGTGATGTTTCAGGCGGCACAACCTCAGTAGTCTCCGTTACGGCGTCCCCTGCCTGATCCGCTATCGTAACCTCAACAGACCAATCTGATGTAATTACGTTCACAGTTGTCGTCATGATGGTATCCTCATTTGAATGGATTTATGCTTGCACCGGTCGTAGACCGGACGCGCTCGCGTGTCCGTGGGGGCATCGCCTTAGCTACGATGGCTGCAGGCTGTGCCCATGGTCCATCGCGGGGCGGCGTATCCCCGAGCGCCTGATTTGCATAGCGCGAGCGTTTCAGTGTGCTGGTGAACAACCTGTTTATCCCGATGCCCGCACCAGTCATCTTAAACGGATTATTGCGCCCCTGGCGTCCGGGGCCTTTTCCAGGTCCAAGAAACATATGTGCCTCCTCCTGCGCCGGCCAGTGGCCGGCTACTCAGCGACATACCCTCCCACCAACGGCGGATTGCCATTTATGATCTGAACCGTCTCCTTGGAGGCCTGCAAGGCTGTCGCCTTAACCTCGGTGGGATGTGCAATAAGGGCGAACAGCCCAAGCAGCGCGACCACGCCCCCCACGATAGGCTCAATGTTTCCGGTTAGCACCGACCCAAGCTGTGGACTGATCAGTCCAAGGGCCAGGGCAGTTCCAATCACAGTTTGACCGATCTGCACCAGCTGCGTCTTCGACTTATACCACGGCGTGGGGGCGGCTATGGCTGAGATTTGGCCTACTGCGTCTTGCACTTAACGTCTCCATATGCATCGGCCAAAGGCCGTCCTTGCCGTCCAAGTCGTCCAATGGGGGCGCACACGGCGCCCCCATGTGGGCTATTTCAGTGGGATCGGGGAGCGATCCCGGAGCTTGGGCTCAGATGGGAGGGGCGCCCGCCGTTCCAGGGGCTCCAAGGGTGCCACCCGTTCCTGCTGTGCATACAGCTGAGCCATGAGCACAGCCGCCAGGATGCCTGAGCCAATGCCCACGCCGACCTGCGGTTGCACGACCACAACGCGCTGGCGCATGTGCCCACGGAAGCGCTGTGCCTCGGCGGCCGAGGCCATCAGCCCGGCGCCAAGGACGCCAAGGCACACAATTGTAACGAGTCTTTTCATCAATGTATCCTTTCAGCGGCGAAAGCCGTTAGCGCCGCAGGGCTGGCAATGGACCTCCGCCCCCACCGATGGTGCCGCGCGTCCGAAAGCCGCGACGCCGACCGTTGTCGATGATGGTCGTCTGCTGCGGAGCAAGGAACGGCAAGAGCGCCAACATGCCGAGGCCGCCGCTGCCTGCACCCGTACCCATTGCGCCAAGCAGCAACAGTGTCGTGGGATCGATCGCGGGTGCTGTCTGCACAACAGTTGTGCGGCTGCGGCGCTGCGCCTGTGCATCAGCGGCCCCAGCCGCTAGCGTTAGGGCTGCGAGCAGCGTAGCTACAAGTAGTCTCTTCATAAGTAGTCTCCTGTTTGCTTTCATCTATTCGATGTATGCCGGGGCATATTGGCATGGGGACCATGCCAATGTCAAATGCCGCACATGCCCGACACGCAATCCGTATCGGCCACGGCCTCCAGAACCCCCGCGCGTTTTCCCCCTGTATTAAACACGGCACAGCTCTTTGCCCCGCGTCGCCAGGCCCTGTGATAAAGGGCCTTGAAGGCGTCCCACTCCATCGTAGGCGGCACATTGCACGTCTTGCTGACAGCGCTGTCTGTGTACTTTTGTGCGCAGCACAGCACCGCCACATGCTCTTCGGCCGTGACTTGATCAGCCGTTCGAGGCTCCGTGTCGAATACGCGGAAGCCGTAGTCGATGACCTCGACCTTTTCGACGCCGCTGAGGGTGTTGATTGTATTTGTCAGGCGTTTTGCGAAGACGGGCTCGATGCCGCTGCTCACGTTGTCCGCACACAGGCTAATCGTCCCGGTCGGCGCCATGCTGATCAGATGACTGTTTCGAATGCCATGCTTTTCGATCAGGGCCCGGACGAAGTCCGGCAGCCGCTTAATGTACGGACTTGCCAGGTATGGTTCCCGCTCGAAGAGCGGGAATGGGCCTTTTTCAGCCGCCAGCATTGCACTGGCCCTGTACGATGCATCTGCCAGTGAGAACAAGATCGTGTGCATTGTGCCCAGGAACTCCTTCGAGCCGTAGGCGTAGCCCATCGCTTCAATTGCGTTGGCCAGGCCAGTCACGCCAATTCCCATGCGGCGCTTGGCCAGCGCTTCGGCGTGCTGCTCAGGCAGTGGATACCGCGCCAGATCGTTGACATTGTCCATAGCTCTGATCACAGGTGCGACATCTGCATATAGCTGTGTGTAATCAAAAAACCATGGACCTGGCTCATGACGTTTCATGTACTTCACGAGGTTAAACGATCCTAGGAGGCATGCTCCGTAGGGTGGCAGGGGCTGCTCGGAGCATGGATTTGTCGCTGCGATGGTCTCACAATAGTTCAGATTGTTCTCGATGTTCATCCTGTCGATGAACAAGACGCCCGGCTCGGCCCAGTCCCACGCACTGCGCATGATGGCTTCCCAAAGGTGTCCTGGATTGATCGACCGATGAAATTGTCCGCCGAATACGAGGGGAAATTCTGACGCGCCAGCGTCGACAGCATCCATGAAGGCATCGGTGACGGCGACGCTGATGTTGAAGCCGGTCAGCCGGTCGCGATTTGCCTTTGCATGCACGAACTCTTCAATGTCTGGATGGTCAACGCGCAGTACGCCCATCTGAGCGCCGCGTCGATGGCCTGATGAGCAAGTCGCTAGGCAAACCGCGTCGAAGATGTGCATGAAGCTTACAGGTCCGGAGGCGTTGCTGTTGAGCTTTTTAATGAGGGCTCCTCGGGGGCGGAGGCCCGAGAAGTCGTATCCAATTCCGCCTCCCATTCGCATTGTGGCTGCAGCTTCCTTGGCTCGATCCATAATTGAGCCGGGTCCATCGACGAAACTATCCTCGACTACTCCGCTGACGAAACAATTGTGGCTGCATGTATTCTTAGATGTACCAATACTCGCCATGATGCGCCCTCCAGGTAGAAATCGCTGATCCAGGAGAATACTCCTGAACTCGTGATAGTGCGCTGCACTGTCCTTGAGGCCCGACGCCACACGGTTACAAGCATCTCTGAACGTTTCTCCTTGTTGTGCGTACTTTTGTGCAAAGATAGCTTGACCGGCCTGTGTTTGTGGGCCATATTCGGGCATGTTAAGCGCTCCTTTGGGGCAATGAGCATGCCGGCCACTGGCCGGCGCAATCCATTGATTTTGCAACAAAAACGTGGTTTTGACAATGGCCCCGACGGTTCGAGATCGAAATGAGGAGTTCATCTTAGCAGCGGAAGAACTTGCCACGAGGCGTGGTGTGGACCCTATCAAGAACTTTCCGTTGCATGACAAGCAACAGGCCTTTGTCGACAGCGTGTTGCAGCGGAAGAAGAAGGAAAACTGGTTCATTGCGGCTAACAGGAGTGGAAAAAGCGATGCCGGAGCTTACTGTGGCGCAACTCTTGCGCGATTTGGCCGACAAGATGCCCGACCTGCCCCTCACGCCGGCGCGAGCGTGCAAGTTATCGATCGAAGTACATCCGGATGGGTTAGTGCTCTTGATTTTCCAACCTCTAGAGATGTTCTTCAACCTAAATACTTCGACAACGGATATCGAATCCTTGGTAAATACCCACCCTTCATCCCGAAGCACGAAATCGAAAGTTGGAGCACCGAAAACCAAATCCTGAAGCTCAAGAACGGCAGCATTATTGGCTTTAAGAGCGCCGAGAGCGGCCGTAAGAAGTATCAAGGCGCTGACAAGGACTGGTTCCACATGGACGAGGAGCATCCTTGGGAGATCTATGAGGAAAGCGTTATTCGAGTGGGTGCACTTCCGCTGATCTTCTTCTGCACGGCCACGATCCTTCCGCCCGAGGGCACACACGTTACAACAAGCTGGGTATTTCCCAAGGTCATTCAGCCGTGGCAAAGCGGTGTGTTGGCTGACGTAGGACTGTTTGGCGCCTCGATATACGACAATCCAGGCATCCCACGTGACGAGATCAAGCGCCTCGAGGCGATCTACCCTGAGGGCAGCACAACAAGACGAATTCGTCTTGGGGGCGAATGGCTGCCAGGCCTGGCGGGCGCGCGCGCCTATCATGGCTTCGATCGTTTGATCCACGTGGCCAAGGACATGCCCGCCATAAGTATGCGTCGGCCGTTGTGTTGGACGTGGGACTTCAACGTCGAGCCGATGGTTAGTCTCGTGGGTCAAGTTGACGGCTCGGTCTACCGAGTGTATCGTGAACTCATCATGGATGAAGGATCTATCCCGGAGATGTGCAATCTGTTCTATGACGCGTTTCCGGCACATGGTGGTGAGATATGGCTCTACGGCGATAGCACAGGCAAGGGCCGCACAGGTCAGACGGGCCAATCGGATTATTGGACCATCCTGAACGAGATGAAACAGTATGGCGCGCCTATTAGAATGAAGGTGCCGCCTGAAAACCCGCGCATCCCTGACCGCGTCAATGCGGTCAATCGTATGCTCCGTGACGAAGAGGGCCAGGTGCGTCTTCAGATTGGGTTGGGCTGTCCTGAGCTGATTGCTGACCTTGAAGGCGTGCTGCGCGACCAGCGGGGCGGTTTGCTCAAGGTCCGAAACCGTAAGGACCCGTATTTTCAGAGGACACACACGTCGGACGGCCTCGGTTATTGGATCGCATTTGAGGAGCCAGTGCGTCAATTTACGGCGCGGGGCGCCAGCCATCATGTGCCGCAGGCGCTCTTAGGACCACAATATCGGGCTCGCTGATCCCTTTTTGGGGGCAGGGCCCCCTATTGGAGTCGCTACCCCCGAGGGGGCCCTGCCCCCGATTGGGGCGCCTGTTCCCTAGGGAGTAGTGCTCCCAATTGGGGCGCCTGATCCCTTTTGGGATCAGCGCTCCCCAACGAAAAAGGGCTCCCACGGGGATAGGAGCCCTTCCTAGTCAGGACGCTACCGAGAAGAGGGCTGCTCGGCATGAACCAATTTATCCGAAATGGAGCCCGTATGCAATGCCCCCATTGACAAAGTCTAGAGACATAATATCCAATAAATCGACACAAACGGCCCCGCCTCGGCTGTGTCGAGTGTGTGGGTCTAGCCTTCTGACCCACGCTGAAAGCGTGATTGGTGTTCACATAGGGTGTGTGGCAGATCGTAAGTTCGTGAGAAAGACCATCAGGTCCCCCGGGTATGGCTTTAACAGAAAATCCAATAGCTAGCGGCGTCGGTCCTCGCCCCGAATTCGACCAAGTGATCCCTGGTGGCGGGGGAGTGGTCAGCACGATCCATCGCTTTCGCCAGGCCAGCGAGGACGCGCGTCGCCAACGCGTGGTGCAAGGCGATAGGAACTGGCAAACGTACCTGGGTCGTCAGGACTTCAGTCACAAACAGGAGGGCCAATCGCAGGAGGTGCTGCCTAAGGTTCCGGTCTCGGTTGAACAGCTGGCCGCCCTCATCAAACGCGGCATGGTCAGCTTCGGCGACTATTTCAGCATCGAGGTCGATCCCCGTCTTGGCGAGATCATTGATGGCGCACAAGTACGCGCTATGTTCAAGCCGTTCCTCATGAATTTGTGGGGGCCTAACAACAGCACCACGCAGTTCCCGACCGTGATTAGCGACGGCGTGAAGCAGGCTCTGCTCAAGGCGCTCCTGATCCTTAAGGTGCATGGTAGCTTCACGACGAGGCGCAAGTTCAAGTTTGAAAGGTCGACCGATCTCCAGAAGGCTGATCACAAGCTGAAAATCGACGAGGTCGATGAGTGGCAGCTGCGTATCGATCTGGTGCGCTTCGAGGATTACTATCCTGATCCGACGGGCAATAACCTGTACGAAATCCATCGCGTCGAAAGGGACCTGCATGAAGTCGTCGAGATGGCAGACCAAGGCATATACAGTAGCGCAGCCGTCAAGCAGCTCATCGGAATGGACTTTAAGCGTCCCGAGGATGAAAAGCTCAGTGAGGCTGATCGTAATCAAGGCGAGACGGTTACGCCCAGCTTCCGTAAGCGGGTGGTCCTCGATGAGTTTTGGGGAACGCTTCTGGCTGATGACGGCACTGTGGCTCACCGCAATGTTGTTGCTACTGTGGCTAATGAGCGTTTCCTTATTCGGCCTCCTGAACCTAATCCGTTCTGGCATCAGGAAAGTCCGTTCGTGGTGGCACCGCTAATCCGGGTGCCGCACAGTGTGTTCCACAAAGCCATCTATGACCATGCAAGTGACCTGAACCTTGCCATCAATGAGATGTTTAATCTGATGCTTGATGGTGGCTTGGCCGCCGTGTGGGGCATTAAGCAAATCCGCATCGAAGACATGGATGATCCGTCTCAGATCGAGGGCGGCATCAGACAGGGCCAGACGATTGCCGTCAAGCAAACGCTTCCACACAACGCTAAGGTCCTTGAGACTGTCACGGAAGGCGAGGTGCCTAAGGACGCGATGGCTGTGTTTGAGTTCCTGAATAGGGAGTTCACCAATGCCGCTATGACGAACGAGCTGAAGCAGGGGGCGCTGCCCCCCAAGCAGGTGCTCGCCACGGAAGTTCTTGAGGCCAGCCAGAGCCAGAACCTGATGCTTGACGGCATGGTGGCTGACTTGGAAAACACATCTATTGCGCCGGTACTGCGCAAGGCGTTCTTGAACGTCCTGCAGAATGCTGACATGATCCCTGATACGGCGTTCGCCAGTATGACTGATCGGAAGGTCGCTCTTATGATCATGAGGGCGCAGCCTGAGGAGCGTTTTGCGCTGTTTGGCGGTCGGTGTCAGTTTCGCGTTAGCGGTCTTAGTGCGACGATGGCCAGGGCGCTCGATTTTCAAAAGATCATGGCGTTCCTACAGGCCATCGGCACGAACCCGCTGCTCATGCAGTCGTTCATGAAGACATTCAGCCCGGACAAGACGATCAAGAAGATGATGCACACGCTGAACATCAACCCGGATGACTTGGAGAAGTCACTTGAGGAGCGCTCCCAGGATGCTCAGAACGCGGAAGCTCAGAGGACGGCTGGTGCGGCACAGCTGGTCAATCAGGGTCCACAGAACTCGGAGGGCCAACCGGCTGGTGTTGCTGGCGGCGCGGGCACGGGCGGCAGTCCGATGACTGCTCAGATCCAACAGAAGGCCAATCCTGCTAGTGGGATGGCAGCGAACCAATAAGCGGAGCGAGCTTATGCCACTGAACAAGAAGGGCAAGGAAATTAAGGCGGCCATGACTAAGACATATGGCGCCAAGAAGGGCAAGAGCGTCTTTTATGCAAGCGAGAACAAGGGCACTATCAAGGGCGTGGTGAAGCGCACAACCAAGCGTCGGCCAAAGGCCGACTACTGACGAGGATTGAACATGTACGACAAGCACATAACGACTGGTCCTGGTTGTAACTACTGTGTCAATGATCGTGGCGACTTGAGCCACATCAGCAAGGCCGGCCCGAAGGACACGAGCCTGGGCGCCGACCTGACTGGCGATGCGACCAACAAGACGGGCGGCACGATAAGCATGACTAAGGCCGAAAGTCCCAACGCGAAAGCGCAGAGCGCCAATCAGTGAGTGAAGCGAACTATGAGCATCAAGCCTGACGACTTGATTGAGGGTCTTGCGCACAATGCCCGCATGGCGGGGCAGCACCCGCTTGAGCAGCGGCTAGCCGACACGGCAGTGTGGTTCTACAAGAACAAGGACCGCATTCCGCGAGACAATCTTGCAAGTCGTCAGGCGTTCCTGGAGAAGGGGTTTTGGTGCCTCCTTGAGATCAGCGCCCTGTTGTTGGAGCGCCTGCGCGAGGAGCGCGCCAGCAAGGCCCTTTGGATACCGAACGGCATCACGCTTGACGGGGATGTGAAGAAGTATGGCTAGCAACCAACACCTCAACATCGAGACCATCGAAGATGGTCACAGAGCCGTTGCGGTGGCTGGCTACATCCGTGAGACAGTTGACGATCAAATGCGGATGCACGTGACTGGCCTTATTTCGATCTACCGCAATGGCAAGATTGACCATGATCAGCTGGTGGGCAAGGTCGCCGAGATCGCCGCCCTGGAAGGGCTTATGAGTGAACTTGAGAACCGCGCCCAGCGCGGAGTTGCAGCAGCTAACCGGGAGTATAACAGTGGCAAGACGCGCTAGAGACCTGCATCCAAGTGTTATGGGGGGAAGCCCCGAGCATGGCGATCCGTTTGACGACAGCGAACAGGATGCGCCGCAGGCGCAAGAATCCCGTGAGCAGGCTACGCCTGTTGATCGGTTCGCGGCCATGCAGGCCGAAATCGACCGCCTCAAGGAGCAGAATGCGCTGATCAGCAAGGCCATTCCGCCGCGCGAGGCGCCCCGGACGGCGCCGCCGACGGACCCATTCGACGAAGTCGATTGGGACGCGGAGCTGTTTACTGAGCCCAAAGAGGCGTTACGCAAGTACGGAGACATTGTCAGGGAGCAGACGAAGCGTGAGCTTCGCGCCGAATACACCACGAACCAGGGCAACGTAAAGTTCTGGGCTGACTTCTACCATGCCAACGACGATCTTGCGGAGGACAAGGATCTTGTCGAGAGTACGCTCAATTCGAACCTGGACACATTGGCCAATATGCCTGTTTCGGACGCAATAAAAAAATTGGCGGACTTGACACGCACCCGGATAATGCGGTATGCCAGAACAACAGGGGAAAGACGCCGGTCGCGCGCTGTGGTCGAGGGAGCTAATGCGCCTGCGGCGCCTGCGGGCAATACCCGCGATGACAATGAGGGTGACAATGTGCTCACCCTTGGCGATATTATCAGGTCTCGAAAGGAACGGCGTCGGGCAAGATCGACGGCGGCATAGGATCAGAACGAAATGGCACAGTTCACTTGGAACTTCGACGCGCCAACAGGCACTTATAAGAACTTCGCGCTGAGCTCGAAGCTCTATGAGGCGGCTGTTGAGAACTCCGTCTTCATGGATCACATTACACCTGTTGAGGGCTTCGGTCGGAAACAGGGCGAAACCGTCACGCTGACCCGCGTCAAGAATATCGTCGAGCCGACTGATGCGTCGCTTGATGAGGCGGTGCGTATCCCTGAGGATGATTTCAATCTCAGCACCCGCAGCATCACGGTCAAGGAGCTGGGCCGTGCCATTCCTTACACGTCACTGTCGTTGGACCTGAGCAAGTTCGACCTGGAAAATCCGATCCAGCGCAAGCTGCGCGAACAAATGAGGCTCGTTCTTGACACGAAGGCCGCAGTGGCCTTCAAGACGGCCCTCGTCAAGTACGTTCCGCTGACGGCCAACACGAACAGCATCACGACGAACGGCACGCCAGGCGGCACCGCCACGGTGAACATGAACTTCTTCCATGTGGAGGAAATTCGCGACTACATGTTCGACACGCTGCAGGTGCCGCCGCTTGAGGGCGGCGATTATCTGGGCATCTTCCGCACGCTGGGCCTGCGGGGTATTAAGCGCGATGCGAAGTGGGAGGAGTGGCACAAGTACACCGATCCACAGGCCAAGTTCAACGGCGAAGTGGGACGTGTCGAAGGCATTCGTTTCATCGAGACGAACCACTCCAAAGCGCTAGCGAAGCTAGCGGCTGGTGTGCTTGGTGAAGGCGTCGTGTTTGGCGACGAGGGCACCGCCATGGCCGAGGCGTTGACGCCGGAGCTGAGGGCAGCCATCCCGGGCGACTTTGGCCGGTCAAGAGCCGTCGCGTGGTACGGCATCCTCGAATTTGCATTGATCTGGGACACCGCCAACGCTGGCGAGGCCAAGGTCGTCCATGTGACCAGCTTGTAAGGAGCCGATATGTCCTACGATCAGCAAAAAGATCAGCTGCTGCTGGCTATTGCGGCAGCGACGACAGCGACGGGCGTCATTGCCGGCACACGCTGGTATCCTCCGTTTCATCCGGTTACGGTGCAGGAGTTCAGTGCACAGATCACGACCTCGCCGACGGTGACGGCCACGATCCTTGCGCTGAAGCGGCGTCCGACACCGGGTTCGGCGACAGGTGAGGTCATCATTCTGACGCTTACGCTTCCAGTTGCGGCGGTCATTGGCAACGTGTACTACAAGCGTGGGGGTGACACGAAGATCAGTCCTGGCGACGAGCTTGTTGTTGATGTGACGCAGGCCAGCACGGCAGGCGCTGCTACAATGGGGTGTGCATGGTCTCCAAGCTGGGAAGCTCCCGCTAACAATGCCAAGATGATTGCGAGCGCGTAATGGCTTTCGACTACACAACGCATCACAATATCAAGGGCCAGACGGGTGACGGTGAGAACTTTCGTGAAACTCACTATATCCGTTTGGCTCATGAAGAGGCCGCCCCTGTGTTTCTTAAGGACGGCCTATATTGGTGGGATGACGGTAAGATCATCTCTGCCAATGATGTGCCCGACTGGGCTAGGAAGGCTATAAACCAACTTAGCCCAGAGGCACTCAAGAGTGTGGGTCACAAGCCGCGTGGCGCGCCGCCTGCGGGCAAGCGTAAGCCACAACCCGTCGTCGAGGCCGACGATCCCGCAGCTGATGAACTCGATGAAGAGCTCATTGATGAAGAGCTCATTGATGAGGAAATCCAAAAGCTTGAGGAAGAGGTCGCTGAGGATGTGGCGGCTGAAGGAGCCACGAGGGTCAAGCTGCATCCCTCTGTGAAGAAGTGAGGCCACGATGGCAGATGACCAACAGCAAGGGCCGCCAGACAGCAACTTTGATGTAACGCCCAACAGTGGCTACACGTTCGAAGATCGGGTGCCACGTAATAGCAACGGCTTTGGAGGCACACAGACTAAGTTGCCGAGGGGCCATCTGGCTCGGCGCGATACGATGCCTGCCATCAAGCACGCAGCTGTTGTAGCTAGCACCAGTGCTAGCGACGACGAAGGCTCAGAGTAACGGCTCGCCACTCGTGGCGGGGCCACGGAGGCGGCTATGCCATACGTCAGCACACAAGACCTGAAGCGCGATGTCTTGTTCAGGGGCTCCGAAGCCATCAGCGGCTCCAACTACGATGCGGCGGCCGTTGATTACCTGAACCGCGTATATCAGTCGTTGTGTACGGGCGCCAGTGAGTTCCTTCCTGAGTATGTCGAAGACTGGTGGTGGCTGCGCAGCAAGGATGTGCTGACGCTGTTGCCGGTTGTGACGGCAGGCACAATTACTGTTACGCAAAACAGCGCGTCTGTTGTGTTCAGCGTGCCCCCCAATCCCAGTGTAGCGGATTACTATCTGCGCGTCGAGACACACCCTGAGCTGTTTCGGGTGCTTACGCACACGGGCGGCGCGGCTCCAGCTACGCTTGATAGCCCGTATACTGGGCCAAGTGGCACGCTGGCATTTAAGCTCATGAAAGTGACATATCCGTTGAGTGCTAGTGTGGCCGCAATCACGGGTCCTATGGTCGGTTATCGCCAGAACCCTAAGATCATCGGCCTGAGCCCAGAACGCATGGACGTTATCTGGCCGCTGGCGGAGCTAAACACCGGAACGCCTCAGGCATTTGCCCTGGAAAATGAACAGCTTGTGCGCTTCAGTCATGGTGGCCGGACGGATGGCCAGAGCCAGAGGGTTGAGTACCGCTTTAGGCCAGTTGTGGCTGACCTGACGGACAGCCCGAGTAGCATTCCGCTTGTGCCCAAGCAGTACCGTCACATACTGTCCGATATGGCGCTGACACACGTCTACCTGGATAAGAACGATGACAGGAGCAACGCAATCGCGCTAGCGGCGCGGACGGGTTTGGCCGGCATGCTCAAGGAGAACCGTAGGCGCATCCCTAAGATGGACAGTGACGCGGGGGCAATCAAGCCGCGACAGGCCCAGGTAATGGGCTTCGGCTCGCGAAGAGGGCCAATCCGCACTGACAGTGGCCTAATCATAGGGTGACGGAATGGCCTTCAGGGGCGAAATTGCAACGTTGCCAATCGGTCTTGATGGCTTCAATGGTTCAAAGAATGCCAGTAAGCTTAGCCCGGGCAACTTTGCGGCCACGGAAGGTGTCGACCTGGATGGCGAAGTGCTCGTCAAGGACGGCGGCGCCATTAAGCTTAACGCTGTGGCGCTGGGATCACCTAGCAAGGTTGCGGCGGGCCTTAGCTGGAGCCCGACCCCCAGCACGCCGAATGATGTGGTTTTTCTTGGTAATGGTCAGCTGCGCAAGGACACGGGCGCGGGGACATTTGCAACACTCCTAGCTACCCTGTCCGCGCCGTCGCTGTTTCCTCCCTACCTGATGCCCTGCGGCGGTGAGGCGGTTGGTTCGCCACGTCGGTTGTTCATCTTTAGTGAGTCCAACCAGGTTCAGGTGATCAATGGCACTGGCAATACGGCTGCTGCCATAAGCGGACCGCCCGCCGACTGGGCCGCAAGCTTCCCCATCTTTGGTGTGCAGCATAGCAACCGCGTCTTCGGGGGTGGGAATGCAAACGATCCACACCGCCTGTACTACAGCACGACAGCTAATCATCAGGACTTTGTGGGTGCGGGCAGTGGTACGCTGGCCATCTTTCCGGGCGAGGGTGACCAGATCGTCGGGGGCATAAGCTTCCGTGGACTGCTTGTGTTATTCAAGTACCCACAGGGTGTCTATCTGGTCGATACGCGAGATCCGACTGTGGCTAACTGGCGCGTGGATCGCCTCAATAAGGCCGTTGGGGCCGCTAGTCCTTGGTGCATCATCCAGATCAGCAATGACATCTTGATCCTTGACCCATACGGTAACTTCCACTTGATGTCATCTGTAAACGATTTCAGTGATGTCAGCACGAGCGACATTAGCCGGAGGCAAAACATTGGCCCATTCATGCGGGCCAATGTTGGTCTGCTTAACATGCGTAAGGCCATGGGTGCGTGGTATGCGATCAAGTCCAAGGCGTGGTTTATGGTGCCACTGGTTGGATCACCAGATAATAACCTGCGTATGATGGTCGACTTTAATGATGCACAGAAGGGCGCGCGGTTCTATTTGAGCCGCCGTGATATTGGAGACGCCCTCTGGATGCGTCCAGACAGTAGCGGTGTGCAGCGTCCGACGCTTGGTGACAATGCCGGCTTCGTGTGGCTCATGGACCAAGAGGCACAGGACAAGGCCGGCCTCGCATATGACATGATCTTCGAGACGGCTGAGGACGATTTCAGTCATGTTGATCCGCAGCTTGGGCCACGCACGAAGAACGGTCAGTTCGTTGAGATTACGAGTGATCTTGTGGCCAACGTTAGTATAACCATGACGCCGATCTGGGATGGCTTCATCGGCACTCCGTTCATATTCAATTTGGGTCAGATTGGAAATGTGCTTGACAGCTTTATACTGGATACGGACATCTTGAGCGCAAGCGGCACTGTCACGTCACAGCATCGCCTGGAGGGCCAGGGACGGCGTCTCAAGCTTATTGTCCAGAACAGCGCTGTTGATGAGGAGGTGCGCATCAGTGAGGTGCGTGTAGGCATCACTCCAGCTGACGAGAGGCTAAGAACGGTATGAGCGACACAGTCCAGCTGGCTCGGCCCGACTTTATCCTCACGAACGCGGATGGCAAGATCCTTGAGCTGTACTGCAAGGTGTGCGGCGTGGTGACGGGTACTGAAGTGGCGGGGCGCTTCCAGCGTCTTCGCAATCATGCCGAGATCAAGATGCGTTTTGAGGATGGCTCCAATCATGTGACATCGATTTGTCACGATTGTGTATCGAAGGCATACGCTAGTTCAGAGCTGATGCAAGCTCTTCATGACGCGGATATGTACTATATGAGCTTCGCGGCCGATGTGCGTGACCTATATCTAGGGCGCACGGCGCCCCAATGTGTTGCGGTTGAGCTTAAGAGACAGGGCATCAAATGACGGTCATTAACCCACACACTACGCGCGCCCCTGGTACGGTTCTGACTGCTGCGATATATAACTTCGATCACACGAACCATATCAGCAATGCGTCTGCCCTTAACGCTGCCAAGATAGAAGGAGCAACGCCTCCTGTTGTTGCAGGTCATGGAGTTGTGTTCGCCGATACGACTGGCGCAGCTATCGCGAGTGCGGGCTTTGCGCCTATTGGCAACTCGGCCATCAAGACGTATGTTGGTGGAACTGTGGGGGGCACAGCCAACGCGGTGACTGTAACGGGTATGGCTCCCAGCGGCTACAGCCTTGGCAATAAGAACCTCATATCGTTTCAGCCTACCGCGTCCAATACGGGCGCCACGACGCTAAATCTTGAAACCACTGGCGTCAATGCAGTGCTCAAGCCAAGCGGCGCGGGAATGATCGCGTTGGCAGGTGGTGAGTTTCAGAACAATGTGCCTGTCCTGCTGTATTGGGATGGGGCTAATTACCTGATCATCGGGCCTAATATTAGTGTGGGCAAGCAGTCCTTGTGGGTCCTCGCTAGTTCGATGACTCCCATTCAGCCAAGCAAGGGCACCCTTACGGTTGCTGGGGCATCTATCGACTATCTAGCGTATGATCCAACAGCTGTCGAGGACTCTTACTTCAGTATCGCTATGCCGAAGGGTTGGAACGAGGGAGCCCTGTCATACAAGGTCTTCTGGGCGCACCCTGCAACTACTACGAACTTTGGGGTTACGTGGGAGCTCTTTGCCACATGCTTCAGTGATAATGAGGCCATAACCGGCGCTGCACTTAGCGGCGTAGCGGTAACTGACACTGGAGGTGTAACGAGCAACTTGTATATTAGCGCTGAAACGTCGATTGGCACTCCTGGCAGCTCGCCTGCTGAGGGTGACTTAATGAACTGTGTGATGCGCAGGGTTGCTACAGATGGTGGTGACACGTTGGCTGTTGATGCGTTCCTGGCCGGCGTACTGCTTCTGTACACAACAAACAACGCGGTTGATAACTGATGCTGTCGATAAACCGACTTGCAGGGTTTGGTGCTAAAGCTGGTCCACCGACGGCGGGCCTTCGGTTTACGAAGCAGTACACCTACACATTCCCGGCAAGTACCACCGTCACCATTACCGTTGCCGCCGTCGACCTGGCCGCTGCTGATCCGTCCAAGCAGATCCTGGTCTTCTGTCATGCATTCACTCCAACTATAACGGGGATGACTATAGATGGTGTGCAGGCTACTGAACTACTCAACCAGTCGTCGTTTACATGGGCCTATGCAGCGCCCTATGCAGGTGCCGGTCCATTTAACATCGTAATCACGGCCACTCCGTCCGGTAGCGAGGCTGGCGGCATAGAAGTTTATGAGGTTACTGGGGCACAATCGTTGATTGAGACTGCTCGGACGCTTGGCGGTGGTACAGCGCTACCTTTCCGAGTTCCCAAAGGCGGAATGTGGGCGGGCGCAGCCCTGAGCACGGTTGATACCGGCACCTTCACATGGGTAAATGCGACTGAGAATGCGGATGCGGATGTTGGTGCGTACAGAGGTAGCTCTGCTAGCATCGTGGCTCCGGCAGCTGCCGCCACTAATGTCGCTGCAACGGTTACGGCCACGGCAGGTACGGTTAATGCTGGCGGCGTAGTCATACAGCCACAAAGTCCGAACTCCATTGGCGGGGGCATGCGTAACAGTCCACGACTTCAGCTAGGCTCGGGTAGCACGGTCACATGGCCACTGGCCACGCCGGGGGGCGCTTCGTTATGCGACTTTACGCGCTTGGGTGCATGCAAGATGTTCGCTGTCTTTAAGGGACAGGCTGATGTGACGATCACTGGTGCTACCTTCAACGGCATAGCTATGACCAGCGTCGCCTCGATTATAAATACAACGGCTACCCCCGATCTGATCATACACATCTTCAGCTTGGATGTGAACCAGGCGTCTCCTGCGGGCAACATAGTCATTACATGCAGCGCCTCTGTAGCCGGTGTAGGCTTCTCAGCTGAAGTATTTGCAATGTATCGTGTAGGATCGATAGGCGCTGCGCAGTCTGTATCCGGGAACGGCACGGGGAACGCTCTTGCAGTTACGGTTGCTGAAGGCGGCTTTATACTTGCGTGTCACATTAGGGATGTAAATACACAGACCGTGTTGTGGACTGGTGCAGATGAGCTGGCTGACCTTGACATAAATGGAGCGTTCAGAAACAGCGCAGCGCAATATCCATATGCAACCGCTGAGGTTAACCGCACTATCCAGGCGGTCGGGTCGGCCGCCGGCGAGTATGCGACGCTGGCGATCGCACTGGCGGCATAGGAGGCATCATGTACTACAAGGTTGCTGAGGTTGAGAATGACTTCGCTGCTGCTGCCTCGTTGCTACGTAACGAAGGATTGCCTGACCAAGAGCTTGGCTTTCCAACCATACTTGCGTTTGACGAAGAAAAATTGGTGGGTTTTATTGCCACCACGCCCAAAGCTGATATGGTTCTGTGTGGTCCATTGGTCATGCGTAGTGGCGAGCGACATATGTTCACAGCGATCAAGTTGATCACGCTCTATGAGCAGGTTATGCTTAAGCTGGGCATCAAGTCAATCATCTTCTGGGCTGACGAGAATGACAGTATGGTGGCCAAGGGAGTGAAGCGGTGGTTCCCGAAGGCGACGCCATATGCTAAGGTTGGCAGCAACCTGTTTTATACGTGGCATCTGAGAGGCCTATGATGGGCAGTAAGACAAAAGTTCCAGCCCCCTCGGCTGAGGAGAAGGCGCTTCAGAAGAACCAGGCTGATTTGTTGGCGCTTCAGACTGACATCTTGAGACAGCAGCGCGCCCAGCAGGCTGTGCTCATTCCGTTCCTCGCGGAGCAGGAGGGCTTTCAGGTCGAGACCGACTCGAACGGCAATATCACGAAGATCAGCAAGACGCCATCTGAGCTCGACAACATGAAGAAGGACCTGGAGACGAAGCTCACGCAGCGCTCGCTTGATGCGCTGGCTGGGAACCTTCCGGTTGATCCGGGCCTTGAGCGTGATCTTGGTAAGCAGGAACAGACCCTACGCGAAAAGCTGAGTGGCCAGCTGGGGCCGGGCTATGAGACGAGTAGTCCGGGCATTGAGTCGCTGAACAAGCAGGCCGAGAGTGCGGACGTGTTGCGTGCGGGGGCGCGGACGGCGCAGCTGACACTGGCTGAACAGCTTGGCATTACGCGGGAGCAGCAGAACCAGTTCAGCCAGCAGTCAAGCCAGGATATCCTGAGGCAAAGCACTATGGGCGATCCGCTGGCTCTTGCGGGTGCGTTTGGTCAGACAGCTGGGGGCTATGGCCAGGCGCAGGCGCCTTACATTGCACAGCGTCAGCTGCAGACGCAGGCGAGCGCGTCGAACAGCAGCTCATTTGCCAGCATCTTAGGGGCGGGCATCGGTGCAGCTGGATCCATCTTCGGCAGCGCGGGCGGTTCAGCATTCCTGTTCAGCGATGAGCGCCTCAAGGGTGACGCCATTATTATCAGTGTTCGGCCTGATGGCATCCCCGTCTACGAGTATGATATGGACGGCGAACGCAGGATTGGCGTGTTCGCCAGCGATGTGGAGGCCGTACTGCCGTGGGCCGTGGGTGAGCGCATGGGCTACAAGACAGTTAATTATGAGGCACTGTGATGGCAGTCGAAGGGTTTGGAGCGCCAAGTGCACCGCTGCTTCCGACGCCTGAGCGTTATCAGGCGTTCAAGCAGCAACAGGCTCAGGTGCTTCAGCAACATAAGCAGTACGCCGAGCAGCTGCAGGAGCGCCAGGCTCAGGTCGACGCCAAGAAGGGCGACTTGGACGTGGCGGGACGGCTGTACAAGGTCTTGGACAGTCGCATATCCAAGTCGGCACGTCAGTTCCTGACGCGTGAGCTTGCGCAGCATGTCGGTGCTGATCCAAAGTCGGATCAGTTCAAGCAGGTTAGCCAGATGTTGACGGGCCTTGATCCTGACACGATGCAGAGTTTGCGCAGTTCGTTTGGAGCTAACCTCAGCTCGATGGAGCCTGGAAAGATTAGCGAGACTGTGCGGGGCATTATGACCGGCCAGGTGCCGATGAACGACTTCATTGATCAGGTCGGGCCGGAGGCGTTCCAGACCACACAGACGAGCGGCAGTGGCGATACTGTGTCCGGCGGTGCGGGCAACGACACACTTGCAGGAGGCTCTGGCGGATCGACGACCGCCATCAAGGGCGGAGATGTCATACAGACGCCATCGGAGGGGGGTGCTGTTGAGCCTGATAAGGCGCAGGCGCGTGTGGGCCAGGATCAGCCGGGGGCTACGGGCGCAGCCACACCTACGGCGCCGTTCCAGCCGGGGGCGCCGGGTCAGATCAGCAGCTTCGAAGGCCAGCGGACAGTTCCGTCAGCGGAACAGCAGGCTTCACCGACCATTGTCGGTGCGCTTGGCCTTGACAGCCGTGAGAGCTACCGCAACAAGGATCTTATCCAGGGGGGCTACCGCATCCCGTTCGATCCTAAGGAACAAGATAAGGTAGCTACGGAGGTTAACACGAGGTCGAGCGGGCTGAGCAGTACGGTTAGTGAGGCTGTCAATCTTGTTGATGCGTTTGAGGGGCACCCAGAAGTGTTGGGTCCGGTTGGCTCGGCGGCGCGGACAATCCAATCGACGTTTCAGCAGGTACAGGGTCTGCTCAACGTTATCAATCCGCTTGTTAAGAATGAGACATTACCGGACTCACCACAAATTCAAAAGCTGACACGTGATGTTGGGACGCAGCTGGCTAAGACGCACGCAATTGACCAGACAGCTGAGACCGCTGCCCAGATCGATGCGAGGGTGTTAGGCCTCGCCTATCGGATGGCCATAGCGAATGACATCCCGGGCAACAGGCTAACCAATGCTATCCTGGAACAGAACCTCAGGATGATCGGTGCGAATTCGTCGCCGACACAGTTCAAGGCAGTTCTCAGTTCGACACTAGCGTCGACTACGCGCGAGTTCGACGATGCAATGAAGCGGACAGTCGGGACGAGCGGCCTAGACATAATGACCCGCCAGCTTAGCGACGAGGATATTAGTCGCATGGCGAAGCATGCGGATATACTGCCAGTTGACCTGGCCAAGTCGATGCTTGGTGAGGCGCAGCGGCGTAAGGCTGGCGCGGGTGCCGAGCCAGCCATGAAGCCCAGCAGCCCGACGCTTGATGAGGAGCGGCAGACGCTTGGCGGTGCGGAGATGCAGAAGAAAGGCCGTGAGATTGCTCACCAGGATCAGACCATGCAGCTGGAGCAGTCACGGGAACAGCGGGCCGCCCGTACTGAAGAACGTCAGAATGTGCGGGAGGACCGCGTGGCCGGAGCACAAGAACAAAGCGCCGCGCTGCAGCGCGAGGAGTTCAACTACCGCAAGGCACATGACATTGCTACGCAGGAACAGCACCAACGCGACAAGATCACGGCAGCGTTTCAGGCCTTCGGCCATGCAATTGCATCAAGCAGGTCTGGAGGTAGCATTGGTGGCGGCGCGCCCAATCTTGGAGGCGGTCAGGATGTTAGCGCATTTAGGCTTACGCCCGCGCCCCAACGCGTACCTCCAAGGGTAAAGTAATGTTGCAAGATCGCATTAGGTCTGATGTTCCAGCCATGCTGCCACAAGGCGGCCCAGTACCTGTATCCAATCAAGATCCGCAGAGCATGGAGGAGCTCTTCCGGCCGCCCCCTGAGCCGCTTCCGACGTCACCACCTATGAAGGTTAGGGTCGCGGAAGCGGGCGGGGGCCGAAGCGATGGTGTCCAAAATTTGGACAGCTCCTCAACACCCCCCGTCCCCGAGCGGGCGCCCGGCATGAAGGCGCAAGGACTCATTAGCCCTGACGACAGCCGCTATCAGGACCCACAGAACCTGCTGGTGGGCAATGTCCTGACTGGTGGCATGCTACCTTGGATACAAGCTACAGCTGATGTGGCCAGTGGCCGTGTGCCTCAAGACAGGTTCGATGAGGCGCGCCAGGAGCACGCCCGTCGCCTGGAGGAGCTGAAGCAGCAGCATCCCGAGTTTGTCGCGGCCGCCGAGAAGGCCATGCCATTCCTAGAGGGCCTCGGCCTTAGTGTCATGAAGCCTGCCAGTACGGTCGCTGGCACGATGGCTCGCGGCGCGGCTGCGGCACTGCCACAGGGCGTGGCCCACGGATACTCTAGCGGCCCGATCGAGGAGCCAAGTGCAAGCGGCGAACGCACCGGGCGCGCCGTTGGCCAGGGGGCCATCGACGCCAGCATTGGGGCTGCGGGCGCCAGCGTTCCAGCCATCGTCAGCGGAGCCCGGAGCCTAATTGGCAAAACCACTACCTTTGTGGCTGAGCGTGCCGCGCAGCGGACGGCCGATGCGGAGGCCCGCCGTAGTGCGGCGGCTGCTGAGTCAGCTGCCCAAGCTAAAATCGACAAGAAGACGGCGTCGACCCAGAAGGCCCAAACCACCAAGCTCAAGAAGAAGCAAGACATTGAGTTTAAGGCCAATCAGGAGGCGGAGAACAAGCAGCTGATGGCTGATTATCAGCGTTACACGGCGCAGCCGCAGGCCCCAGCCCCTGACTGGGAGGCCAACCGTAAGCTACTCATGCAAGATCCTGTTGGCATGTTCAACAAAGCCGCCGAAGGCGGTTGGGGCTTGGAGGGACTGGCCCGAGGTGTCAATATGAGCCCCGCAGCGGTGTACAACCGCATGACAGGTGTTAAGATCAAGTATGACACAGCTCAGCAGGAACAGCTGTATCGTGAGGGCGCGCAACTAGCTGACACAATAACCCTATTTAAGAAGCGAGGCCTCAGTGTTGGATCAGCTCCTGGAACAAACGCAGGAAACGCAGGGGGGACCGCAGCCCCCCCAGCCGGTGGCTCCAGCACCGACACCCCTGCCGGGAACGCAGCCAGCGACGCCGCCACTGCCAAGCCCAAACCCAAGCCGCGCGCCAAGCCCGCCGCCAAGCCCCGAGCCAAGCGTAAGCCCCCAGCCGGAGCCGCCGACTGATCCACTTGCGGCTAGGGCGGCCCAGGCCGCTCCACAGGGCGCCTCCCTTGATGATGCGATTGCGCAGCTGCAGCAGCGTGTCCAAGGGCCAGGCGTCAGTGCTCTGGGTGGCGGACCGCCCCAGGGCGGGCCTGCGCTTAACCCTAGCGAGATTGATCAGCTACAGGGCGCCGCTCCGCAGGGCACTGACATTGCATCGCCAGAGATCACTGAGAGCCCTGGCATCTTCGGTCGCGTCATGGGTCGTCTATTCGGCACGGATGTGGATGATCCACTACCTTGGAGCCGCATGGGCACGACGATTGGCGGCGCCATAGGCGGCGGTTATCTGGGCTCTCAGGTTCCGGGGCCGCCTGTCATAAAGGGCATTGGGGCGGCCGTAGGCAGCGTCATTGGAACCGGCGTGGGCGCAGCTGCGCCTGAGACCACGCTGTCATGGCTAGAGTCAGTCGGTCTCCTGGAGCCTGGCACACGCGATAAGCTGGGGCTGTCAGCTGAAAAGCTGACAACCGTTGTTGAAGGGGAAGCTCTCCTTGACATTGCAACACTTGGTGGTGTCAGTATAGCTCGCTTAGGCGGGCGCGGTGTGGTCGGCATTATGACAGGTGCTAATGCGACGACACGCGGCTTAGCTGAGACGGCGACCCGCGAGGGAATTGCCATGCTTCCCGTTCAGGTCGGCGAGGGCAAGTTCGCACGCGGTTTTGTCAGTGTCATGGGCCGCTTTCCGTGGGTTGCATCAGGCCTGAAAGATCGCGCTAACGTCGCTATGGACCAGATCGGCCGTGCATTTGATGGCATCCCGGCGCGGCTTGGCCCTGTGGCCTCTATGGACCAGGTCAGTGCCAGCATCATGCATGATGCTACGGCTACCGCCGAGGCCATCAGTCAGCACTTCACTGGCGAGTTCAATACACTGCTGGCACGCGCGGACATGATGGGGGTTCATGTACGGCCTGTTAACACGCGCTCTGTGTCTGATCAGTTGATAAGGGAGGTAACTCGGGAGGTCCCCGTTGGTGTTACAGGTACACGCCTTGGCGTAAACAAGAACCTGCAGGATTTCACTCGGTTTCTGAGTCGTACGACACGGCTCCTCAGCGAAGGCACCCAGATTGCCGACCAGTCATATCGTCAGATGGACACACTGCTACAAACCATCGACGAGCAGGTGGTTAAGTATGCCCCTGGCGGTGACACCAAGATCCTGGGGCGTCTTGAGCGTGTACGTCAGGCTGTTCAAATGGACATGCTTACGAATGCCACAGAAAGGGGTACATCCACACCGAACAGCAGGGCCATTGTGACGCAGCTGCGTGCCCTTGATGAAGCTCAGACCTATACGGTGAACCAGGTCCTGCAGTCTGTCACGGCGCGGCGCCTCGGCGCAGTAAGCTCCCCGACCATGCGCTCCGTGCGGTTTACCGATCTTGGCACACGTGGCATGGACAACTTGGCACAGGTTGTTCTGAAGGGCGATAATCCAGCTGTGATTGCGGAGTTGCAGCATCTTGTCACTCCACAGACCATGGGGCAGCTTGGAAACGCTGTGTTTAATAGGGCGCTGGATGATTCCCTTATCGAGGTTGGCAACAATGTGCGTCGCTTTGATGCGCAGGACTTTGCTAAGTCGCTGGGACTTAACGCGCCGAGGTCGTCTAAGTACCGTCAGACTGAAGCGCTTGTCAACGCGGTTGGTGGCCTTCGAATGGAGGAGTTGAACACCCTGGTCCAGATCGCCACAAGGGCCAGCGAAGCGGAGATACCAGACACGGCTACCTTTATTGCACGGAAAGCCACCTTTGATGGTCTCAAGGGCACGCTTCGTAATGCGCTGCCTTGGGCTGCGATGACGACGGCGGTAGGTGGTGGGCATCTTGCAGGTGGTCTGACGGGGGGCCTGGTCACGGGGGCGATCGCCCTGGGGGGCACTCGTATGCTTAGCAACATGATAAGCAATCCGCGCAGTGCGCGGGCACTTCGTATGGTCATGAATGAGGAGGCCGACTGGGCCGTTCGCAAGGTGGCTTGGATGCGCGCCACCTCATATGCCGTCAATAACATGATAGGCAACGGAACCCTCAATCAGGATCAGGCGGAGAACCTCAGTCATAACTTGGCAACGTTCATTGGGGGTATTGACGCCGAACGCCGCAGGCAGTAAATTACATGTACCATGTTGAGGAAGGTGTTGGGGATCGTACTAGCCGGGGTGCTAGTCGTCTCGTCAAGCTCCTCGGAGGCTAGAATGGCTAAACGACAACCACCAGAAAGCATTATGAACACACTGGCCAGGGTCGCGAGAGAGCATGGGCTGCCCGTTGACGTGTTGCGTAAGTTTGCAGGCATCGAAAGTAGCTTCAATCCACGCGCACGGACGGGCTCATACAAGGGAATGTTTCAGCTTAGCGATGAGGAATTCCGCCGGGGCGGTGGCCGCGGTAATATCTACGATGCGGAGGCGAATGCACAGGCATTTGCACACGTTCTGAAATCCAATGCAACTAATTACGAACGCACGACGGGCAAGCCGGCAACAGGCCAGGTGCTCTACATACTACATCAGCAGGGCACTGAAGGCGGGGCTAACCACCTGGAGAACCCTGGCAAGCTTGCGTGGAAGAACATGTGGGCTACACGCGAAGGCCAGGAACGTGGCCCAGGGTGGGCCAAGAAAGCCATCTGGGGAAACATCCCACCCACCGCACGCAAGGCCTTCGGCAGGGTCGAGAACGTCACGAGTGGCCAGTTCACCACGCTTTGGAACAATCGATACAATCGCGAGGGGGGCAAGGCAGGCGCTGAGGTTGCATTTGATCCGTCGGGGGCCGCACCACCGATGCCTGAGCGTGGCACACGTGTTGCCAGCAACACACCTGTCGATCCGTCCCAACAGGTTGTTATGGTCGGTGGGGGTGAGGAGCCGCCTCCTGTACCTGATCGTCGCAACATGAAGTTCGATTATCGCGCCCCAGAGTACGCGTCGAACGGAGGCGGGGAGCTGCCACCATCTGTTCCCAGGGACAGCGACTTCCTGATGCCCAACGTATCGACTGAGACGCGTCGGGCCAGAGGAAGCCCACTGGCCAGCCCAGCGACAGGTGGCTTGAGTCCAGAGGACTCAAAGCGCGCCTTTGGTGGAACGTTCGGCGACTTGTACGCGAGGCCCGACCAAGGGGCCGCTCTATTGGGCGGCCTCCCGCCGAGGCCGCCACTCCTCAAGGACATCTTCGGATAGGTCAAGGGGAGCCATCTCCCCCCAGCTAGGGCCACACTTGACATCGACGCCGAGCGTGAATGTGTGGCCCTTACACTCCAGCTGGGGGCTCATGTAATCGATCATCTTGTGAACGAACGGGACCAGCTGGTCCCGTTTTTCGTCTGGATAGCTCACCAATATCGAGTCGTGGACTTGCGCCTTGAGGCGCATAGGACCACACAACACGTCCATATCATTGAAGGCCAGCACCATGGCTCTGCGACATATGTCGAAGACGGTCGACTGAGGCTTGAAGGCATATGCCTTATCCCACAGGTCGGGGCCTGCCTGGTCGAGCAGCCGAACGCGACGGCCCATCAGGTTAACGAGCGTTCTGTCATTGTGTCGCAGCTCGTGCTTGATGTCGGCATGAAAGGTCTTGCGTATGCCCGGATAAGCGCTGTCATGATACAGACTGACGATGGCCTCCGCATCCTTCTCGGGCATCTCGTTCTCAAGGGCGAACCGCCGGTAGCGCATGTCGTAATTTAGGCCGTGGTTGCTCTTCTTGCCAGCCTGTCTGATTGTGAATATGCGTGGCACGAAGTAATCGCCCTCGAAGAGCTCCGGCAGGAGTTTCCTGCGCATGACCAGCAGACCGTCTGGGTCCGTCATGGAGCCGAGCAGCTTATGCTCACGCTCGACGAGCGCCTCGGGTGCGCGACTGATCAAGGCACCAGTTGCCGTATGTGGACTACGCCCGCTCTTGGCAATGGCAATCATGTTAGGATCATCGGCAAGATATGCCACGATGACCCACTCGGCGCCCGCCAGGTCGAACTCCACAAACATCAATTGCACCCATTCTTGTCGAACTCGTCATGTCTGCGCCATCCCTGTGGGCACCAGAAGCCCCACACCCGGACCCTTGGTCCGGTGATGAACAGTGTATATGTGGGTACACGCGCCGCTATGATGCGATGTCTGAACGTCGGGCTTCGCCACACTCGGGTGCCAGGCAGGATTGCTCGGCGTGTGATGTAGTGATCCTTTGCATACTCCTCCACGAGGCCGTGTGGTCCAAGTATCCAGCTGAACGACCACCAGGGATGGTCGTGGAGGGCACGATCGTCGTCGCTACCGACCCACTCGTGCAGATAGATGTTGAACAGTGGATTACGCGGCACGATATACCAGCGGTTCAAGAACCGCGTCTTGCCAATCACAATGTCAGGTGGACGTGATGTCACCACACCGTAGGCCCAGCTGAGTAGTCGTGCTGTCATGTTCATTCGCGGCCCTCCTCCTTGTCTCTGTCTCGTCCCTTGAGTTCGATTACGAACCTGATCGCCATGGCAGCCACCTGGATGGCTTCCTCACAGGCGGCCTCTCGATTGTCAGCTTTGATCTCATCCCACATCTCGTCGAACTCCTCCCGAATGACAGATGCGCCTTCGTGTGCGTTGACGAACGGTCGTGGAAACTTCTCGCGAGCGTATAGCAGCTGACTAACCACGTCATCCAATACACATTCCTCTTCAGCTGTAATTCTGTACATGTCGCCTCCTAATCTGCTACAATAAAGCTCTTGAACCTCGGATCGAGATTTTGTAGGTTGGTTCCTGTTCCTAGAATGGTCTGACTGCTGCTCAGTCGTCCTGTCCAGGTCCCCCGGGGGTTCCAGCTACATCTCAATCTGCCGTCTTTGTCCATCTCAACATCTAGGTACGTTCCTTTCAACTTACGGAAGCCCCTGATCTCCTGGACGAGCTTGGCTTCGCGCAGTTGAGTCTTGCGGAAAATGCGGCTCATGGCCTTATCGTCCGTTGTTATGCCACCAGTCGCGTTTCGGTACGCCGGAAGGCCCTTATGTTCATAGAAATACTTCGCGCACTGAGCCGACGAGCCGGGATTGAACGGATAGTCGGCTGCCTCGTTGAGCTCGGTCTCCAAGTCTGCAATCTTGCCTTCGATCTCAAGCTTTGTCGCCTCCAGCTTGTCGCGGTCGATTGCCAGGCCATCCAGTGTCATGTAAATGAGGGGGTCCATCAAGGCGACCGTGTCGTTGTAGGTCTGCCACATGCCTCGCGCCGTTAGCTCTGCGCTCAGGACATCCCAAGCCTCAAGAGCAACGCAGCTATCCTTGCCACAGTAGCGCCAGAACTGCGGAAAGTCGCCCCCCTCATTCTTCCACATCTTGCCCTCATCCTTCCAGTATGGCTCCCGCGTGTGCATGCTGGCAATGAAGTCAAGTCCCTTGTTGAACTCGGGATACAAGATATGCTGCGCAATCATCGTGTCGCCAATCGAACCGCGCACCCGGATGTGGTTCTGCATGAACATGAAGACGGCGTCAAAGCCAACAAGATTTTGATTAATCTTCATGACGCGTGGGTCGTACATCAGCTTGGCGTACTCACGCCATATGAGAACTTCGTCATCCTCGTCCCAATAAGGGCCGCGTTCGTCCGTTAGAGGAATGGTCATTCCCTCATCAGGTCGGGTGCACAAGCTGAAGCAGCTAATCTGATGATTGACGACTTCGAGGTCAGTAGCTACCCTTTCGGAGCGCCGACAGGTCCGCAAGAAATTGAGCGCTTCGGCGAGCGTTGGCCTGATCGCGATCTCCCGCCTCGGTAGGGTCAGCGTCGGTGTTGCCGCCTCCAGTCGGGCCTTGATCATGTCGCTTATGATCAGATATCGCCACAGGTACACACCATGTATAGTCGCCGCTGGATGAACTGTCGGAATCAACTTCTTCCCATCGATACGAGGTAAGCCTTCCAGCGGTGAACCCCGCCACTTCATAATCCGATCCGACTTGCCGGTGCATAATTCCAGAGCCTGTTGACCCAGAGTCAGGATGCAATTTGCGCCAGATCTTCTCAGCCGTTCCAGAGTCTGTGAGGCCTGCTCTAGTCCGTATTCCGTGAAACCCTTCTTCGTCCATAGTGCTGAGCCTCCTCGCCCGCTGTAGATGTCACCCTTTAGATCTGTGTGGACGGGAGCTTCCCATATGTTTAATATGTAGCAGTCCCTACGTGTTATGCCAGCCAAGCCGAGGCATTCCCGGAACACCTCGCCCGCTGGGCCGACGAGCGGAGCTCGTTGTCTCATCTCGTTCGCTGCTGGGGCCTGGCCCAGCACCAGCAGCTTCGCATTTGGATCGCCATCCTCGTAGGGAGTGCTCATACCGCTTCCCGTTTCGCTTGAGTGGATACGATAGACCATGATTATGACACCGCTGACGTATTGCGCCCAGGGTGCGATGTGGCATCATGCAGGCCACATCATCCATATGAATGTGTGTCAGCAGGATGTTGTGCTCCTCAGTCGTCCACTTCCTCCAGGTCTTCGTCATCCACAACCTCAGTTGTTGGTTCAAGCTCCATCGCTACAATGTCCAGGAAGCGATCCTTGTTATTTTGGCTCAGGTCGAAACCGAAGCCGGTATGCCCAGCCTTGTATGCGGCCCGGAGGGTCACACCGCTGCCCAGGAACGGAACAAGTATGTTAGCTCCCGTGTCGGATGGCAAGATGGTATTAATGATATCGCTGAGCATGTCAAGTGGCTTCTCAGTCGGATGTATCTTACGCATTGGGGAAACAGGAGCGTAAGCGAATACGTTACTCCGGCCCTGTCGGCTCATCTTTGGCTGGCCCTTGCGCGCCAGGAAAAAGGGCTCATAACACGAGGCCAAGGCCACATCAGGCTGTGCGGTTTGACCACTCTGGCCCTTGTACCACAAGGCTGGCATTGGGTTGACCGCGAACTTGGCTGCAGCCAGCCATCTCAGCATATCGCCGTGCCACTGCATGCCATACCAGAACACGGCGAAAGCATTAGGCTTTAGCAGACGGTAGGTCTGTGCAATCACTTCCTTCATGAAGGGCGGAAACGCCTTAGCGTCGATCTCATGATAGTCGGTGGTGCGGCCTCCATCGGTGTTGCGGGCCTTGCGTCGATCGATCTCGATGCCATAAGGAGGGTCTACCTCAGCAAGGTCACACGTGTCGGCATCAACAGCGGCCATGCCGTCCAGGGCGTCGCCGACTATATAGTGATTGACGGCCCATTCAGGCGCGCGCCGAACAGCCTCGGGGACTTTCCTTCTGAGCATCTGTACGACTGCGACTTCTTCGAGGCGCTTGTACATCTTCCACGCCTCATCTTGAGTCTCACAATTGCCTAGTTCAGGCAGTAGCTCAAGGGCTTCAGCGAGCTGAAGCCGCATTCCAACAAGCGACTTAGATACGTCCCGGTATTCCTGCTGCTTTCGCAAGGACCATTTATTATCCTTACGCGACTTCATGGCAAATATATCACGTTCGAGATTTGCTATCTCTGGCCACGCGAAGTTCTTCCGTATCTGGTTTTCATCAAGTTCGACCTCTAGACTGTCGACGGCGTCTCCGCCGACGCGCATCTCGGCCCTGATCGTTTCCCAGCCGAGCTGCTTAGCCCCCAGCACGCGTCGCTCGCCAGCCAGCAACTGCATCCCCTTATCCACAAGCACAGGATGTATCTGGCCACGGTCACGCAGACTCTCTGCCATCGAATTGATCTCGCCTTTATCAACTCGATAGCGGCCGGAGATCTTAATCAGAGCGAGGGGCACCTGGCCGAGCTGCTCAACCTTAACTTCCATTGCCCATCCTCTTTAGTATGCGCTCTATCATGTCAGCATCGGCCCCGGCAAGCAGCTTTCTGGCCTTTGTCTTAGCGGTGTCGCTAGTTGCTTTGACAGACTTTATGACAGATGGCCGCTGCTTTGATAGGCGACGGTCGGCGCGTATGCGTCGCACGTGCTCACGTATCTGGTCGGGGGTCATGTTGTCAAGGTGGCCCCACAACTTTTCGAGGCGGTCATCTATGCTGGGTTCATTATCCACTTTGTTCGATCTCCACAGCTGAGATGTCCAAATTTTGGACACCCCTACGATACATCATGCCTCTTCAGATCTGGCACTAGCTTGTACTCGCCAGATATGATCGCGCCAACCATGATTTCACCGTCCTTGTCGATCGCATCCAGTGCAACAGTCAGTAAGCTTGCAACCAGATGCCCCCGGAAGCCGTGTCGAACGCCCTTAATGCGTTCGAATAGGTCGTCAGTGACCTTTATGGTTAAGCGTCGGTTCAGATCGTGAGTCATCTTATCTCCTGTGACAGCCCCCCAGAGGACCTCGTAAACCTCTGGGGGGCTTTAGGCTCAGCAGCGTGGAGCGCCGTAGCCTATTCCTTCAGACGGGGCAGGCGGAGGCGGTTGCGAATGATATCGTCGTTTCCAACCTCCTGTGTCAAATATGCGTGGGCAACCGCGCCGCTTAGGTCTGCGACCTCAAAGTCCTCCGGCACATCGAAGCATGCACAGAAGCGTTTGAAGTCGAGCCTTCGTCTTTCGATTTGCTGCTTCTCCATGTCCGAGTTCCAGCTGAGAATGTAGTGGGCGAACATGGGGGCATCAGTTCCATCGTCGAAGGCGATCCAGGCGGTGATCATATCATCACCCTTACTGTTCTCCGACTGCGTGGCTTTCTGGATACGCAGGTCGTACTCGCCCTCGGGGGCGGCCTTGGGCTCGTGTACGTCGTCAAGGCTCTCACGAATGAACGGCATTCTTACTCGCTCCTGTTGTTGTGGCGGTTGCGGCTGCGGCTGCTCTTTCTTGGCCCGTGCCATGCTTCTTGCTCCTCTCTAAGAGAGCGCCTATACCGTAACGAGTGGCGTTACGGAAGTCCTTGATTGTTACGTCCTCGACAGGCTTGAGACCCTTCATTGAGGTTCTGATCTCCTGAAGGCCGCGTGCCTCCGGGACGGTCTTGACCTCGTATGTGCCAGCCTTTTCGCCGGCGCGCGTCTCCCACGTCTCGGTGTGGCTCAGCGGAAGCATGCCCCGGGCCTTACCTGGCAACATAATCTGAGTGACGATCTTCTTCGTCTTATCGTCCTCATACGTCTGAATGTGGCCAGTGCTGTAGATGTTAATTGGCAAGCTACTGATCGTTCCGAACACGTCGGCCAGCTTTGAGCCAACTATGCGATAGTCGCCCAGTTCCTCGATATCACCGTAGCGGTTGTTGATGAACAGCTGACGATCCATGACTGACTTGGAGACGAACGTCATGCTATCGAACACAAGCCAGTCATATTGTTCGTAGAGCTTTTGCGCTTCAAACTCATTGATGTGGTCTACCCAGCGCATGTACAGGGTTGGCTCCTTGGCGCGTTTGGGCCTGTCGCCGGGATACTTGCGACCAGACGCGTCTTTGTTGAACCCCTTGAGGGTCGCGTCCATGTCTGTGAATTCGGGCAGGAAACGAACAAAGTCCGTATCTGGACAGCCACTAATTGTGGCCAGCGTGTTCGGATCGAACACATAGACGAACTTGCGTCCAGGCAGTGACCATATCTGGGCAGACTTGCCAGAGCCCGTAGGGCCTACGCACATGATGCGATTGTGCGTAGGGGCCTCAGCATCTATGGCCTTCTCAAGCTGCCAATCATAAGTTGTTGGGGGCATGAGCGCTCCTGAGTGGGAATGAGCGCACATTGTGGCATATATGTTACACCTTGTCAACCTATATCTGTCAAGGTTGACACGTCATCATGTCTTGGCCTTCCATCCTAGTATCTTACGACCGCGTGGTGTGGCGCTGTACATACGAACACGCGGGTATCCGTTGTGTGCCCAGCGACTTTGTACAAAGTCCTGCTGCTCCATGTTTAGGAGTACATTCCAGCGGGCGAACCAGAAACCGGCCTTGGAGAATATGCGGATGGCTGACATCTCGTCGGGGCCAAGCGCGGTCAAGATGCGTATCTCTGTACGAGTCATTTAGACAGTTCCTTGAGGGCACGTGCTAACTCGGAGCGTTTGTCGAGCTGCTTGAGACGGTGGTATTCATTACGAAACCAGTTCTCTTGCTTGATTTGTAGCTCCGCTGCGCGATAGCCCATTGTTGCGAGGGTGTGTCTGTAGCGCTTTAGACTGCTGAGCTTGGCGTCACGGGCCAGATCGTACAGTTCATGGGGCAGCCTCATCAGGGATCTCCTCCACCTTCACCAGGGTCAGACCAAGGCCCTTATATCGTGGCGCGTAGATGCCTGTGGCTGGCCCCCAGCGGACGGCCATGGCTAGGTGACGTGCGTCATCCTCGTTCGCGGCCTCCACCATACGCACGCCATCGTTGTGCTTGACACCTCGAAACCAATAGCGGAATCTTGGGATCTTTGCCATCATGGTGATAGCTCCTGTGGGGTGCCAATGTGTTCCAGAGGGTCCCATCGCTCGACTTTGTAGCCAGCTGGGGCTTCGGTCCATGTCAGGGGGTTCGCGCGCGCCTTACACAAGCCAAGGTATGGACATGCCGAGTTGAAATTGAAGCACGAGTTTGTGTTCTTTGGAAACGCATTCATATATCGGTCAGCTTCGCTGACGGCCTGCAGGGCTGTGCGCTGAGCTTCGATCTGGTCGACCCAGGAGTGTGTTTCGCCGAGCCAGTTATCGAGGTGCGGAACCTGACGATCGACCGGAACGAACTGTGCGTCTTGGCCTACCTTGTGGACAAGGACAGGATCGGCGAACACGTCGATCTTGCGGGCGGCGCTTTCCTCCGGGTACAGCAGATTGAGGGCGTACAGATATCCGTCGATCTGACTGTTTGGGCTAAAGCTCTCTAGGTACATCGGACTTATGCGCTGTTTCTTGCGGGTGCTGTCCAATCGCATGGCAGTTGTGGTCTTGTGCTCAATGCCACGCACGGAGGTGTGCGTGGGGCGCACAATCTTGTCGATGCGGCCGATGTAGAACAGCGTCTCGTCTTCAGGATCTAGGGGCACGGCGAAGGGGCGTTCGATCTCAATGATTTCCCATTCCTGGATCGAACGCTGGCGCTTTTCGTAATAGTCTTCCAGCATCTCGAGGGCGACGGCTGGTGTTCGTGGCATTAACTCGTCGCTTAGACCGAGGTCGATCTCGTGCGGGGGGGTCATGCCTTCCTTGATCCAGTAGGTTATGAAGGCGCCAAAAGCCGCGTCCATGACAACACTACGGGGCTGGTTCAGCGAGGTTGTCTCCCACAGGCGGTCCATCGCGGCGTGCCAGGCGCCTCCAAAGATCAGCGGGAGGCGCCTTTCGCCGGTCGAAACCCAGTGCATTACGTGCCTGAAGAAGAAAAACCTGGGGCAGCGCTTGTAGTCACTCAGACGCGTGTTATCGTATAGGCGAAGGTTGCTCAGCATCGTTAGGCTCCCTTGTTGCAATGAGGCAGCTCCTGAACCATGCGCGTCCACATAAGGCGCCGTAACGCTCAGTGATCAGATCAAGGGCCTCGTCGGCGGTTGCAGCGACGACGATCCCGTAGTCGATCGGATCGCGGCGCGGAACGGCTCGGTCGGGTTTGTAGCGCACGTGAAACAGGGTCATTTGAGTAGTTCCTCAAATATGGGTCTCAGGTCCTCCACTGAGAGGCTCACATCGTGTGTAGGGCGAGCCTTGTCGCCGTAATGGAGCGCGATAATCAGATCACCTCCATGTCGAGTCAGGCGCAAATCCCACCCGACGCCGGGTGTCCCCTCCATTGGAATGACGTAGATTATTGTTCGACTGATCATTGGCACCTTCCTCGGGCGCGGTCCCTAGGGCCACAGTACGGACGCTTTGCAGTCTGTGGCTGCACACACAGTGGCAAAGCCGCGCAGCCCCGACTGCGCCACATGTCGGCGTCCTTGTGGATGTCGAGGTTTCGGACGAGGGCATGGCTGCGGGCGAGCATGCCCTCCTTCATCATGATGTCGAGCGTGCCACTCGCCTCGGCGTGCGCGTCGATCCACTCGGACATGGCTCCCAGGCGCTTGTCACGCAGGTCCTTGTGCACCTGCCAGTCCGTTGTGTATGCTTCGCATTCCGTCGTGCGGGCGATGTTGTGTGCGATGTTGCCGCAGGTGGCCAACGACGGGCTTACGCCCGAGGCAAAAAGCGCTAGGCTTAGCGCCAGCGTAAATCGTTTCATTTGTCGAGTGCCTCCTGCCAAGCTCCGCCCCATATGTGCTTAGCTATCTCATGGATCAAGGCGATCGTGTGGCTCAGACAGACTGCCAGATCGAAGTTGCTGTGTATTAGCGCCAAGTTGCGGAGCTTAATCAGTCCGTCCCGCAGATCAGCCGTCTCAAGTGGTCCGTAAGCCATCTCAGCGGCGACAAATACCTTTAGCCCCTCCGGGGCTTCGGGGTTATCGATAGCGTGTGTCATGTGTAGCACCTCCGATCTGTGCAGCGGGGACAGGGGTGGCACCGGCCATACTTGTCGCATGTGGTGCATCCAGCGGCCATCGGGCCAAGGGCCCGAGCTTTGTGTGTGTTTGCGCACAGGAGCATGCCTGCGCTGAGAAACACGAGGGCCAGCAAGACCCACCAAGGGATGTTCATCGTGTTAGCCTCAGTGCCCTGTGTGCGCTTTCGATAAGATCGGACGGGAGCACAGCACTGACCAACTCGTTCGGTGCGCATGCGCCCTGTGTGTAATCGACACAGCCTAGCACGAGCACTAGCATAGCGCGGGCGGTTTCCAGCTTGGCGGCGGGGCTAAGCTCGGTCGGCAGATCGGCCGCGGTCGGCAGCACCTGCCCACTTGGTAGCGTTGTCATTAGTTTACAGTCTCCTGTTTGCTTGAGGTCATGTGGATATCGAGGAGGGCTCCGACGATCGCCTCGCGGTCCATGCCGCAGTCTTCCATGTGCACGCATAGGCGTGCAATCATGCTGCCCGCGATGTCACGGTCATGAGCAGGCTGCGCCTGCGGTACAATCTTCCCGCCTTCGGCACGTAGCCCGCCTTCGGCGGGCGCCTCGACGGTAGCGGGGAGGTGTTCCATGAGGAACTTGGCTACGCGGCGCGCCGCGTCAGCTGTATGCTCCTGGCCGCCCACAATGTAGTCGCTGCTGTCCAGCGCTGTGTACAAGACGGCCTCCAGGAGGGTCATGCCTGTCGCGGCCATGATGTCCTCGAAGCCTTCAACGTCTCCGGAGCCGGTCATCGCGGGGCCTCGCTTGTGCAAGACGTCTTGCCACAAAGAAGACACTTGCCGTCGGACCCAGGTATGCATACGCCCTTAGTGGTATCCTGGAAGATCGTGTCGCTAATGAGCTTGAAGCCCATGCCTTTGAACATTGCGTCAAGTACATCAACCGCACTGTCCTTGTCAACCTTGTCCATCACCTTCAGCACATCGTAACCCACCTTGAGTGCGATCATGATCTCATCGCGTGGAAAGCCGAGGGTGGTCATCTCGGCCGTGTAACGGGCCAGCATGCGTGTGGCAATGTCTTGTGTGGTCATCTGAGCCGTCCTAGTTGTGAGGTTCCGCAAACAAGAAGGGGTTCCGCGTGCGAGACGGAACCCCTTAGTCAGATCGACTGCGTCGATTTCAGTCGATCTGTGGCAAACTGATCGCCGTCACGGTCAGGCAGCGGCTTTCTTGTGCTTGGCCGCCATGGGGGCAGGTTCGCCTTTCAGCTCCTGCAGCTCGGACAGAATGGCAGCGCGATCCTCGGGTGACATCTTGTCCATAAGCTCGCGAACACGCTCTTCGGGGCTTCGGCTGATGCGAGGTGCGCCGGGCTTCCAGGTCTCCAGGGACGTGCGGATCTCGTCGGCGGACTTACCCGACTTGATCAGACCGCGTGCGTGGCCTTGGGATGCAATGACAAGGGCGCGCAGCGTATATGCCCAGACGATGTCCTCGCCGAACAGCTCGACGGCCTGGTCGAGGCTGCTGCCGAACTCATATTCGAAGGAGACGCTGCCTCCCTCAGTGACTTGTGCGTTTACTTCCATAAGACAGAACTCCGTTTCGATACATTTTCAATGTGGCAAACATGCCACATCGCAGCGTGAAATGCAACAAAAATCGTTAGCGTGCGATGGAGGCCTCATCATCAATTGGCTTGACAAATGCGCTGTCATAATGACGGGCATGATAACGCGCGTTGGGGTCGGGTATGGCGGCCTCCAGGGCTTCGCCACAGTCCTCATCTTTGGCGAGCGGATCGAAGCCGAGCATCATACCGTCTGCTGGAAAACGATGCATCGCCAGGCGATCCTGCATCTTCGTAATCCTCCACCGTAGCCCGTCCTGAGCCAACGAAAGAAGGTCCGGGCTTGTCTCAAGGTAAGTCATTGCATCAAGCAATATCTCGGTGTCGAGGAGCACAAGGGATATCTCACGGATCAAGCTGTCGTTCGATGCGGGGTCGTTCATGCTCGTGTGCTCCTAGTTGATATCGCTGGGGCTTTTGATGTCTGACTTGTGGGCGTCAATGGCCCAAGCCCGTATGGATGTGGTTACTGACTCAATAAACAGATCCGCTGAGCCGGACTTGGCGGCGTAGGTAGCTATCAGTGACAGGTGGATACCTATCGTCATTGCAAAGGCTTGAGCTACGTCCTTACCGTGGCGCCTCTCCACCATAAGCTCTGTAAGCCATGCAGTCATGGTGGGGCTGGTGGCCTTCATGAGGCGGGCGGCGAGTTCGACGAACTCAGGATCGTTCTGTCGAGTTGGAAAATGGTCTTCAGTCATTTGATACCTCTCATGAAGCGCCGTGCGTACACATGGAATTCGTTCTTGCATTCGTCCTTGCAGAACTTCTGTGACCGACGGGACTTGCGATACGTCTCGCCGCACCACTCACAGCGAACGATGTTGCCGACCTCACCTTCACGAGCAGCTAGCTGTTCAATGAGGTATTCCTTTAGCGACCTGTCGCCAGGCTCGTTGCCCTTGTGGAGGGAGAGCAAGAGGCGGATATCGGCGGGTGTTGGCATGGCGTGTCCGTTTACATGAAAATGGAACCAATTAACACGTTATGTGCGGATCATACACGGTTCGTGACGGATGGCACGCGAAACCGGGTATTACCCATGCCAATGGGACGAAAAACGCCCCATTGGTGCCCCATGCCAATGCCCAAATCAATGGTCCCAATCGACCTCGCCACTGGCCAACAAATGCTCTAACATAGCCACAACGAGACGCTGGCGCTCCAAGGGGTTGACCGCTGCGGCTACGAGGCTATTCCGCATGGAGATGCCTTGATCAGGCACACCATATACGATGTGGTGAGCGGCCAGCTCATCGATGCCAAGGGCATCACCCACGTAATAGGTTTCTAGGGATGGAGTAATGCTGAGCTGATTACGCAAAACCCATGCGACGCACTCCCCGTAGCTCCACCCATGCACACCCTCGGGCAGAAGACGATAGTAGTTGAGTAGGCGCTGCGTATTGACGATCTGTTGATGCGTGCGTGTCATAGCGTGGTCCTTACCTCAGTGCCGTTCGTCGCCTCAAGATGGTCCAACATAAAGGCGAGCATGGCCTTCTGACTGTCCAAGGTCAGCGGGTGAAAGGGCACAGTGACGCCGCTGTTGTCAGGCGTCAGGTGGAAGAGGCATCGTGCGATGCGGGGGCTCACGCCAAGTGCGCTGGCGATCAGGACGGTGCTGGCCTCCCGTTCGTCGATACCGTAGCTGCGTGCCAATACGCCCCCGATGCAGAAGGGGACGCTCCAGGTCATGTGTTGTGTCTGCTGTGCATAAAACGAGCGTAGCTCGTTAAGGGCTTCGATGTTCATGAGATGTCTCCATGTGGTTTAAATCCGGCCTCTGGCCGGGGGAACCCTGGCACCCGAAGATGCCAGGGGATTGATGCCGGGGTTAGCCAGACGTTACGTCGTCCATCTCGTATGTCGGCGCCGCGACACGGTAGACGAACTGGCTCGTGTCGTGCAGAGACATAAGCAGCTCGACGTACATGCGCTTCTGCTCGTCGAGAGGCGAAGCGCAAAGCGCTTTGACCCACGTGGGATCAGCGTAACGGTTCAGCCGCTCGGAGCTGAAGCCGATCTGCTTGTTCCAGGGCACTGACCCGTCCATGCCCTGGCCGTAGGGCTCGATGCCGAGCCATTCACCGAGACCACGATTGCAGCCGTGATCATGACCATTAGAACATGCAGCGGAAGTATCCATCTCGAAGGCCAGTTCGACCAGCCAGCGGCGAAAGTTCTTCGTTGTGACTGGCTCATGGGCTTTCTCGACGAACTCGATCAGTGTAAGGAGACGATCGGCACGCGGCTTGCGTGACCAGTCAGGCACATGATCGGCTGCGTAGTTTGTCATGGTAGTCCTCCGTGTTGTGCCCGCCAGAGGCGGGCGTTAGCGTCCGTCTTTACCGAATTCGATCAGCAGGCGTAAGGCCAACTGACCCTCCACAACGCCCAGCTCGACATCGTCGGGATAGGTCTTTGCGAAGTTGTTAACCAAGCGCACGGCTTGGTGTAAGCTCTGGATTGTCGCGTCGGGCACGCGCGTAAGCGCAGCGATGCCGCCCGAAGGTCGACGCGGCATGCGGGTGGCACGCACAATAGATGGGATGCTCATGCTGGGCTTGGCAGCATAAAGGACACCGTCCTTGAAATACGTGTTTACGTGTTCCATAGAGAAGGCGGGGATCGTTAGCTGCTTGGCAAGCAGATCCCCCATCGAGACACGCCATGGATGGCTTGGATCGCCCCGACGTCCGAGGGCGTAGCGGCCAGACGGGCTGGCCGTGACGGCTATCCACTTACGTGTCTCATCGGGCGTGATCGTAACATCGCAGCGCTTGGCCATTGATACTGAGCCGCTTGTTAGAAGCTGGTGCTCCGTAAGAGTTAGGGCCAACTCAATGCCGGACTTGTGACGACTGATCTTCATGAGTGGAACCGCCTGGAATGAAAAAAGGCCCGGCGCAAGCGCCGAGCCAGTGAGAGGGAACGATCAGTGAATGACGTGGCTTGCAGTGGCTAAGGCTGCACGCAGTGCAGCATGGTGCGTGTGCTCCGTCTTAATGCTGACGGCCAGGGCCGTCCAGGCCATAATGAGTAAGGCGTTCCATAAGATGCGATAGAGCATGACTGACCCCGCGAGGTGGCGGTTTGATTTGACCCATACACATTATGGCATGTTCATTGGTCAGATGCAATCATGGGTTGCAGGCGGACGATTGTCCGCGCATGGGTTTAAATCCCGCCTTGCGGCGGGCGGAGGGCCGCCATGCCATGAAAGCCGAAGCCCTCCTCGCGCCGGCTTTTTCGTATCTTGAGAATGGGCTCACGATCCTCAAGATGGCGCATCAAGACGCGTTTGGTCCCGATGGCCTCGCCGTTGTCACGCGCCCACGCCATCCAGCTGTCGAATATGTCCTTGATGTACACGAAAGATTCGGGGTCATGCTCATAGCACTCCGTATACCACGCTGTGATGGCGTCCTCTTGATTGAGGTAGCTTTTTGTGGCCGTTGCGACGGCCGATGGGGCGTCCAGACCTTCCGCTTGCCACGCTAAGCAGCCGTCGATGGCCCAGGCCAGAATGGAAGGCCATTCTGTGCGGAGCTTCTCGCCCAAGTCTACGTCGCGGCTGGCCTTCGGCACGGTGAATGTGAATGGTATGAGGCGGAAGCGGCGCTCGATGGCCTCGTCAACGTTCGCCAGGCGGGGCTTGTGGTTCCCTGCGAGGAACAGCTTAAACTGCGGCTTGTACTCAAAAAAGTCCTGCCGCATGAAACGAGCCTTAACGCTGTCGCCGCCTGTAAGCATCTTGATGCGTGCCTCAGCCCAGCGCTGACCCTCGTCCGTCTCGCCACATGTGACAAGCCTAGCGCCGCGTAAATCGGCTAGCTCAGTGGGATGCCGTGAGCTGTCATTGATAATGAACGTTTCGATTGCGGCCTCCATCCCATAGGTGCCAAGGATGCTGCGCATCGTGTTGAGGGTGACGCCCTTACCATTGGCGCCAGTGCCATAGGCAAAGTACATCTGGTGCTCTTTGGTCTCGCCGACGAGGCAATAGCCGAAGACCTTCTGTAAGTAGCGGACCATCTCCTCATCACCACGCATGATGGTCTTTAGGAAGTCGAGCCACATGCGTGGCGGCGCCGCATTCGGCGCGACGGCTGTCTCCATAGTTATGCAGTCAGATGGATTATGCCTTCGCATGTCGCCCGTCTTTAGGTCTATGGTTCCAGCTGGCGTGTTCAATAACCATGGGTTGGAGTCCCAGTCAGCCACACTTGATGCGATCCGAGGATCGCTTCGGGCCAGATGCGTAACCGCATGGATTGTTCGACTGCTGAGGATGTTGCGGACGGCTCGACGCGCCTCAGCTGCGGCATTCCTAGTACGCTCCTCTTTGACCTCGGCCGGTAGCTCTGATGGAATTTCGGCTGATTTGAACTCGTAAAGCTTGTCCGACACGAACTTCGCGATGCGTCGCACAAACACACGAGCAGAGCTCAAGCTGCGCAATGTGTGGTCTACTTCCCAACGCGACTTGTTCCACACATGCCATCGGTTTAGTTGGCCCACATATCGTAATCGTGTGTGGTTTTCATCTGCGAAATTCACAGCTAAAGTGTCGTCACTGGTGCCACGGATGTGATCTGGTGTTTTTCCGACGGCTGCAGCGTCGTGAATATCTGTGGAATTATCGAGGTCAAGAGGCTCGGTAGTGACGACGATGGATGTCATTGATTTACCACGATTTTTTTTGGGGGATGTAAAAATGCAAACCCATTATCTGATCCCCGCTTGTCTTTGTCAAGATGTAATGTTCATGGTTTGTTCCCCTCTGTTTAAGCGGGGATCAGGAGATCGCTTTGCATTTTTACATGATGCAAAAATTCGTGTGTTTTCAATGACTTACAAAACGGCCATGGTAATTGTGGCAATAGCACAGAGGCTGTTCCGCCTGTGGCAAGACGCCGGAGGCGAGAATCCCGTACAGCTGGGGCGAATCCCACACATGAGGCGAACCCCATGCAGCCTGGGCTATCGCCCCAGGGGGGCGGCGTCCGTCAGGTGGGTGTCCAAATTTTGGACACCATGCGGGATTGCCATTTTGCGGCCTTGCGCGGCGCAGGCGGCGCATGTTATTGTGTGGATGCGGCCTGGCAGCCGCCACACTGAAGGTCACCAACCATGCCAACACGGCTTATCACACTTGACGAGGTCAGACGCATGAGCGCCGCCGTGCGCGCCGCGTGGACGGCCCTGGAGGCGGACATCCGTGACCGCGCTAGGCACGGATCATGATCCGTGCAGTTGCGATTGGCCTGGTGATTACACTCAGCGCGGCCGGTACGGCCGTTGCTCAGGGCTACCTGCCGCCCAAGCGATACATGCAACCCGCGCAGCGGCCCCAGCAGCCTGAACGGCCTGAACGGCCTGCGGCTGAGGCAGACCCTCTTGAGTACTATGCGGAGGACTGGATCGTTCTTGACGCACACCAGCAGGTCTTGTGCAAAGATCCGTATGTTCGTCGCGACGTCAAAATCATTGAATGCGTTGCAGACGCGACGCGGGAGCCCATACGATGACTGTCCTTGAACGACGCCCTTTGGGTTATGGTTGGGACCTGATGGACACGGCTCCACGGGATTTCCCAATTCTGGTTTGGGCTCCTGGACGCGATGGACTAAGTTCGATGTTCAGCGTTTGCTTGTGGCACCCAGACGCCGGTTTTTGCATAGATGAGGTGCGCGAGCCGACTCACTGGAGACTGCTCCCGGCGGAGCCGGAGCCGGAATGACTACGCGCGCTAAGGCCGACGGCACCCGTATGACTGACAAGACCTACGGCGGCGCACATGTTGAGAACGACACAGCAGGACGGCCTGCGGCCGACGCAGTCGGCAGCTTTGCTGCCAAGCTTCGTGTCGATCCTGCTGACAACATCATTGTTGGCGCCGAGCACATCTTGCGCTACCTTGGCATAAGCAGCATAACAACGCTGTGGCGTTGGGTAGAGCACTACGGCCTGCCCGCGTTTCGTCGCCCGGACGGCCTTTGGATGAGCAGTATGACCGCAATCGATCAGTGGATCTTCTTGGCCGCTGAGGTTGTCAATGAAAACCGTGAGTATTCGAGGGGCCAAAACGCCCCGGCGGCCATTGCCGCCCAACGGGCCGCCAGGGCAGCGGCCGAACCAGGCCGGTTTGAGCACAAACGCTTTGTTGCGGCCAAAAGGGCCTCGCGGGGCGTCGGCTTGATGCACGGCCGTAAGGAGCCTAAGGCCCCTTATAAGGGCCGCGACCGCGTCTACACGGACGGCCTTGGTCCAGGAACTGCACAACGTGTGGGTGATGAGCAGCGTGCGAGCCGCGCACTGGCCTTACGGCCTCCGGCCGAAGACGCCAAAGGCGAGAACCGCCCTGAGAACCCCGAACAAGGCGAGAACCGCCACGAGGGAGGCAGGGAATGAGCGAAGGCAAGAGCAATCAGGTTGGCTTTACGGGGGACGAACTGCGGACGCGCCTGCGCGCATACGACAGAACGCCCTTCCTTGATCTGCTTGCGTGCTTCCTTGAGTGCGCCCCGAGCGCCGCCGACATCCGAATGCTGGCACGCAAGAGCCCTGACAAATACATTCAGGCGATAACTCAGCTGGCACGCACGAGCGGCTTCAGTGACAAGACCGAGAGCGTCAACTTCAGTGTGCATGTCACAAAGTTGAGTGACTCACAGCTTGAAGACCATGTGAAGCAGCTGAGCGAGCGTCTCGCATTGCCAAGCCCCGAGCAGGCCTTGGACGACGCGCAAAGCTCGGAGTATGTTGAGTTTGAAGAGGTCGCGGTGGCGACCGAGGTGGCGAAGCCGTAGGACCCCGACCGACAAAGTCGGAATTACGGCCTTTGGCCGACGCGCCGAATCCATCCTCCGGATGATTAGGTCAATCGTTCGGCGCAGCCGAACACGGAACCCTCTATATTTTGAAGCGCTGAAGCGCGGTGGACGCAAGTTGGCGGCCAAAGGCCACAACCCATGCGTGCAAAGCACGCAGGTGCACGCAACCTAGGCGTGCCGCTGAGGCATCCGATCAATCATCCGTACACGTCGTATGCACGCAGGGCGTGTAAAAATATCCATTGGTCCTATGGGGAATTCGTGGTATGTTTATTTATGCCAATTGGCATGCAACCTAGGAGGTCGAAATGCGTGTTGGTGAATTGATTGTATTGCTTTCTAAATACAACCCTGAGTTACCCGTATGCATATGTGCCGATAATGGCACACCGGATGATCCATCCGATCTATACGCGGTTGCGATTAGAGCCGTTGACAATGGCGGACCAAACATGGATGGAACTGATGTAATTGCCATATGGTGCAATTGGGGCACATCTATTGACACAGACATAGATGCGCCATTGTGGTAAAGTTGTCATAATACGAATGAGGATGGCCCCAAATGGGGCCATTTTCATGGCAACCGTGGGTTGCTCCTCGGCCAAAGGCCGGTATCGTAGGTTGTATTTTGTTCATCATGATCACAATATTGTGATGTCCTTTAGGTGGGTCGCGCTACGATTTCTCACACACAAATGCATAAACGTGGTACGTTAAATGACGAACCGAAGGTTCGTTGGTTCGTGTTCTTTGACAATGTGAAACGCCCCGTGACTTTGTGGCCACACACGCGCCTTTAAACATGAGGCTCGTAAATGACCGCCAAAGTTCTACAACGCATACGTGCAATT